GGCGGAACCCGCGGGGGCCCCATTGCCGGCGGTCCCGCCATGGGAAGCGGTTCCGGCGGCAATCCTGGCGGTTCAATAGGCGCTCCAGGCGGCACCCCACCCTCGGGAGGCAACATGCCTGGAGCGGGCGCACCGGGGCCGGGCGGCAACATCGGTGCGCCGGGCGGCGCCACGCCGGGGGGAAGAAGTCCCGGCGGCGGCGCCATCGGCTGACTGACTTTGGTGAAGCGCGAGCGAACGACCGGAGCCGGCGGTTTCGAATAGATCGCCGGTAACATGACCTCCGTGTTTGCAAACAAAACGTTGAATGAAACGGGGCCGTCAGCAAGCCTGCCCTTTTTGCCGACGTTGCCGTCGTTGCGGTAGATCTGGATGATTTCCCGGCCGCGCTGCCGCCAATTGGCCTCGGCGCGCTCAGCGTCGTCCAAGCAGCCGATCCAATAGGCGCGATCGACCTCCTCGACCCCGCCATACTCGTCCGGCTTGGGGCTGCCCTTGTCGAGCAGGCGGATGTCCTGCTGGTCGGGCTTGCCGGCCGTGGCCGACTGCACTTCCGGCACGTTCGGAGTGTCGATCTCGGGATCGCGCGCCATCAGCCGTTCCTCAAGTTCCAGGGCGCATAGCGCAACCCGGGCCTGAAGACCGTCTCAGGCGGATTGGTCACCGGCAGCACATTGCCGGAGAATGCCGAGGTCGAACCGGGCGTCAGCGGCAATTGAGCCGGATCGGCATTGCCGATCAGTTGGCGGTTTTTGTTCTGCGACGAGATAAACGTCCCGGGGTTCTGAACAAAGCCCATCTCAGGCGCCCCAGGCACAGGGATCTGCCGCGACAGCACTTCCGGCACATCAGTGGCAAATGCTTCGGGGTCCTGCCGCGCGACCGGCGTCGGATCCATCAGATGGCGCTTGTGGAGAGCGTCCCAGTTGGAGACGTAAGGGGTCGGATAGCGATGGCCTTCCGGCGTGACAAATTGCTGCGTCAGCTCGGCCAGCGTCGGCGCCTGCTGCTGCTCGGGCGTGGCGATGTCGACATTGGTCGATTGGCGGCCATTAAAGCCCGGCATAGGAGAGCCGCCGCCCTGCATCAGCGGGCTCTGGCGCATGATCGCAGCGAGGATCTGGCGAGGATCCTGATCAGGCTGCAACGGTGCCGGCAATGGTCTAACCCCCCAACTCGTGGTGCCTGAAGACGTTGGCAATCAGCAGGGGATTACGATCTGCTTGGGTTACCACGGTCGCGCGGAACGGTCGAGACATGCAGGCGTAACGGAGCTCGTCGCATGCATGATCTTCCATATCTGAGTTCAAATCTTCGGGGTTGTTGTCATCGTGTTGCATAACCGGCAATGTGCGGATCAAATTCCGACAGGTTGAAAACACGAACAGCATCGGGTCGCCATCGGCGTCGCCCTTGAGCCTGGCGCGGACCTGATCCCAGCCGCCCATGCGCCGATCGCGGGTCACCCTGGTGTTGTCGGCGCGGCGGAAAATCACCCCATTGCGCGCCATGGTTTCGCCGATCGACGGACCGCTGACCACATTGAAGGCGGATGGGTCCATGACCCCGTAGTTGATCTCCTCTCGCCTTCCACTCGCTGCCGTTTCACGTGAAACGATGCCGGCCGCGACCTGCTCGGCGGTCAGCTTCAAGCCGATGTTCGGCTCCTTGCCGTTCCAGCCGTACCATTCCCGGTAGCGGATGATGGCATGGCGCGGCAGGCGCCGGCCGGCGTGGATGAAATCGTCCTGCACCACCACATACCAGCCGACCGAGAACGGCCGGGCGGAGCCCCAGTCCGCGGCCCGAAAGCGGGTCCAGTGCCACGGCAGAATGAACGGCTCCATGACGTGGCGGGCGGCGCTCCACTCCTCGAAAAAGGCGCCCTCGATGATCGACCAATCGCCTTCGAGCCACGCCTTGACGAGCTGCGGCGAGCCGACCGCCTTCAAGCGGTTGATGTAGTTCGGGTCGGCCTCCAGCAGCGCCGGATTGTCAGTCAGCAGCGCCGGGATAAAGGTCCGCTGGAGCCCGGTTTCATCGTCGGTGACGACCTTATACGGACCGTGATCGACGGCCCATTGCTTGACCCAGAGATGGCCGGGGCCGCCGGGGTTGCAGGTGCAGCGCATCTGACACTTGATCCCGGCGGTCGAGCGCAGCGTCGCCAACAGCCGCATGATCGGCGCCGGGGAGGAAAACTGGGTCAGCTCCTCGACATAGACGCGGGTCAGCGACCAGCCCTGATAGTGCTCGGCATCGCCCTCGTTTTCGAGGTAGGCCATGTAAAGCCGGGCGCCGGTCGTGAACTTGAAATAGGCGCCCTTTTCCTGCCATTTGGCAGCGTTGCCGTACATTCGTTCGGCGACCGCGACGCTGTCCTTCAGATCCTCGCGGGTTTTGCGGATCATCAAGCCGCGGGCGTTCTCGCCGAACCGCTCGGCGTGGATCCAGAACTCGCCGAGCGCCGAGAAGGTCTTGCCGCCGCCCCTGGCGCCGCCATAGACAACAATGTCGGTCGGGCACTTCAGATAGGCCGTCTGGGGCCCGGGCTGTGGGATAAAGCCGTGGCGGATCCTGACCGGCTTCTTGGCGCTCACTGCTGCGTCACTTCCTTCGGCGAAAATTGGTTCTTCCAGTCTTCCACCGACAGCTCGACCACCTTGGTCGGGTCGCTGGCCGGCTTATTGATCAGCGTCACCTCAAGCTGCTGCTTGTCGGTCGGATAAAGGTCGAGCAGCTTGGCGACCTGATCCATGGCCCGCACCGCGGCCATATATTGGTCGGCACGCATCGCATTGTTGTAGGTGTCCACGAGGTTGAGGATCACCTGATCCTTGTCGAGCGCCAGACTGTTCATGCGCTCGGCGCGCAGCACTGCAATCCGCTCGATCATCGGCGGCCATCGGAGCCACGTCTGCGAGGTCTGGGTGCCGCCGTCGTGCCGGGCGCCGCCGGCCAGGACGAAGGCGTCCTTGATCGAGCGGCCGGAGACGATCGCCGCGGCAAAGATGTCGTGGCGCGGCAGCCACCGCCGTTTGGTCGTCTTCTGGGTCTTCGCCATCCGCGGCTCGCCCTTGACCGCTTCGTTAGTGGCTGTCACGGTACACCTCGTGAATAGGAGGACATATGCGCAACCCCTTTGCCATGCTGCCGGGCGGCAAGTTGATCACCGCTGAAGACGCTGACAGCTTCTCAAATCACGACTATGGCTGCCCGCGTTGCGGCCAGAGATTGCAGCTAATGGTGTCTCACTGCAACCGCCCGGGTTTCCCCCGCTTTATCCACTATCCGCACCAGGGCAATAATCGCTGCGATCGACTGGCGGTGCGCCGCGCCGGCCGGGTCGAGCGACTGTGGGCCGCCGGCCATCCGGTGGACCCCGAATAATGGGCAAGCTCACCCAGCGGCAGGCCGAGGAAATTGCCAAGATCGCGGCGGCCGCGACCGCGGCGCTCGGCGAGGAGGCGGTCCTTTTCTGCGAAAAGCACGACATGGACACCCCCAACAGCTTCAACGCGACGATGCTCACGCTGCTCGACTCGATGATGTTCATCACCCTCGATGCGATGTTCGACACCCCCGCCGATCGGCGCGAGGCGGCCGACCACAGCCACGCCTCGGTGAAGAAACTACTGCGCAACCACGCCATCCACCGGCATGTGCAGAAGATGCGTAACCCAACTTAATCTGGAGAAAAGATCGACATGAGTGAAGACAAAACGCAGCAAAACGCCGACGCCCTGTTGGCGGCGATGGCGACGATCGGCGATTGGGCCGAGGAGATCGACGGCTCGGTGATGGCCTGCGCCAAGGCCCTGGCGCGCATCGCCACGGCGCTCGAAGGCATTCAGCGCGGCTTAGAGCGGGTCGAACGCGAGGTCGATCAGGAGATCGGCAAGGCCGACATCAATGGCTGAGCGCAGCGAAATCCGCGACAGTCTGGAAAAGGATTTAAACCGGGCCATTGAGGCGTCGATCGGCGTCCAGCCAACCAAGCCCCCGGGCGCGAGCCGGCGGGCGGTCGATCAGCTCGCCCAGGCGCGTGACGGGCTGCTCAAGGTCGAGGAATTGCTCAACCAACTCTGCGACCAGATCGTCGGCTTCCCCGATCAAGCCACCCTGGCCAAGCCGGCGGCCGACCAGCCCGAGGGGCTGCCGATGTTCGATCGGGTGCGCGCCGACGCCACCACGCTGGCCGAGCTGGCAATCCGCATGCATGCCAGGATCAGCCACGCGATCGAGCGGCTGTGACCGAGTGGACGCCGCGCATGCAGCAGCTCTCGGAAGAGATCTGCCGCTATGCGCTGGCCACCGGGGAGATGCCGACGATGGCCGAGATGGCGCGGCGGCTGGGGCTGTCGCGGACCCGCGCGGCGCAGATCTGGTGGCGGATCGAGCAGTGGGAGCGGACCCACAAGATCAGTGACGCGATCCATAATAAGCGGGCCCAGGCCGGTTATCTGCTCGCCGTGCTGAAGGACATCGAGCGGGCCGCCAGGATGGCTGGCCGGGTCTACCCGTGGAAAACCCGCTGGCAGGGGCCAAAGCAACAGCCGGAGAAGCCGAAACAGCCGAAACAGCCGAAACATCCGCCAAATCGGGGGCCGATCTACCGCCAGCAGGAACCCAAACTGCCGCGCGAGCCGCGTTGGGAATACAGGCCGCGCTGGGTGGCGCCGCGGGATGAGCCGGAGCTGAAGGACTGCCCCGCCTGTCATGGCACCGGGGTCATCGATCACGACTGGTGCCCGCATTGCGGCGGCGAAGCGACGGTGAAGCGCTGAGTTGGCACCGGGCCGGGGCGCTTTCAGTCGTCCTGCCAGTTCAAAGCCCGTGCTCGGGCTCGGCCCGGTATAGCTGGCCGGCGGCGGTTCGCGAGAACGGATCAGGTCGGACTTTGATCGGGTCACCGCCGGCCGTGCGGCCACGGGCAGGGCTCTGGAGGGGTCATGACTGTGGCCGCGAAGCACTATTGCAAATTTGCAAGTTTCCGTACAGTCAAGGACGCTAGAGTGTACCGGCGGGGGTAAGGCCGTTCGGATGACCACCGGGGCGGTTCAGGCGACCCTGCCGACCCCGGGCTTTTTTACGCCACCGGCGCCCATTCCTCGCCATTGATCCACACCGACACCGGCGCCGGCACCGACAGATTGACGATCGACGGGGCGAGATCGATCGGCGGCGGCGGCTCGACTTCGACGATCAGCGCCGCCTCCAATGCGGCCAGGAAGAGGTCGTGGAAGCCGACAATTTCCTGGGCACAATCATGGCCGTTGATAATGGTGCGGGCGTCATACGGGTTGTCTTCGGTGTCATTGAAGAAATCGCCCAATTGCGCCCCGGTAAACCAGCCCTCGGCCATGCCGCGGGTCATCACCCGGGCGGCGATCAGGCTATCGAGCGCAAGATCGGGATGCTCGACCAGATCGCGGTTCTCAATAAGACCAAGTGCAGATGAAGCTTTTCTGTAGTTGTCCTCCCACGTCAACTGGACAAATCCGCGTCCAATAAAGGGAAAATATTCCTTTCCTTCGAGATATTCTTGCGATCCATACTCGGTGATCGGCCACATGGTCGTGGCGCACTCTTTATAGGTGGTGGCAAACATGTACGCCAACCACCTGATATCCGTCAGCGGGGTGCCGCCGAGCTGGTTTTCCCAGACACCGAGGATGATCGACATGCCATCGACGTTCTGCTGGGAAAGCGCGCCGTCGAAGAGCTCGTCCCTGACATTGGCAAAGAAGATATCGCGGTCAAAGCGCATCGGTCAGCCTTACGGTTTCTTCCTGGGGGGCGGTGGTGGGGCCTTCGGCGGCGGCTCGTTGGGGGTGCGGCGGGCCTCCATCTCGGCCGGCAGGTCCTTGTCATAGGGATCGAAGCGGTCGGGCTTGCGATGGGCGAGCCGGGTCGGCTCGACATAATAGAAAAACGCCACCATGGCGGCGATGATCACCGCGACGATGGCCAGGACAATCAGGGCAAACTGCCAGCTCACGGCCGGTGCTCCACGATCGAAATATTGCCCTGTCGGTCGATCATACAATCAATCGGCGCAAACTTCTCCTCGCCATCGGGGTAATTGATCGAGACGCGGATCTTGACGATTTGGGAGCCGTCCGACCTCGGGATCACCCGGCCGGCTGATGTGCCGATGCGGGTCGGCCGGTGCGGTGCGGCGGCCTCGTAAATCGCCGCAATGCATTTGGCGATGACGGTGTTGGCGTCGAGCATGGCCGGTCAGGGCTTGCGCTGAATCGACGTGGCCGGCAGCGTGATGCGGCGGCGGCGCGCCTTCTGCGTGGCCGCGCTCGGACGATCAAGCGTGATCGCGCCGTGCAGGTATTTCGGCTTGGGATGGTTGACCGTGTCGGTCGCCTTGGGCGGCGGCATCCAAAACCACGAGCGCGGCTTGAGCGGACGCGGGGTCATGGCTTCAGGATCGAGATCTTGGGCAGCGTGATCCGCGCCCTGCGCTTGGCATTCTCGGCGCGGCCGGCATTGTCATGCGGAGGGACGTGATCCGGCCAGCGCCGGAAACTGATCCCCGATGGCTTGTCCCGCCACCCGGGTTGACGCCGGAACCGCTCGGAAAGCGGAATGCCAATCTTCTTCTCCCGGTTGCGCTTCTCCCAATGCATCGCACTCATTGCCGCCGCTCCTTGGAATAATCGGTGTGGCTGACCTCGAACCGGATCCCCCGATCGGCCTCGACCCCATTCGCCCGGGCGGCACCGATGAACAGCTCCGCCAAGCGATCGCAGTGGGCGGCAATCGCCTGCATCGCCGGCCGGATCTCGTTGGGGGCGTGATTGTGCTGAAGCAGCCGCAACATCACCAAATCGCCGGCCAGCGCAATGTCCGCCTCATGACCCGCCTGATCGTCGGAGTTCGGAAGCAGCGCCGCACACAGCATCGCCGCCACCGCATCGGCCAGCCGCTTGTGCAAGGCAAACGGATCCTCGTCGCCATCGTCGTCAGGCTCGTGCGGATCGAACATTCAGGTTCTCCGGTTGCGGCCGGGAGTGTAGCAAGGACAGGCGGGGATGGCAGGGGGCTAGGGCACGCTCTCCCCAGGATTTTTGGGGCCCCACCAGAGCTGAGCGCCCGTGTTTTGGAGGGGCCCCACAACCGGCCCTGGCCGGGGGCCGTCGCGAACCCGCCCCCCGTCTATCGGGTGGCCCGGCGCCGGCCTGCCAGCCGGTATGGCGGAGGGACAGTCCGCCATACCATCGAGGAATGTCCAGGGAAATCAATGGCTTGCGACATGCTCACCGAGCGTGACCCCACTTGCATCCCCACTTCTGCGGTGCGCTGCGTGGCCTGCCATCCCCACATCGGGGGCGTCAGACTACGGTTGAAGGGCCGATCGCGCGGCACGCAGGAGGCGAGGACGGACGCGCGACGGTACTATGTTACCTCTCAAGGCCGTAGCACTTTCCGCCTCTGTAGCACTCTTCATTTCCTGACTGCTACGGATAACCTCTTGAGATCATTAGCCTTATAGCACTGTAGCACTGTAGCACCTGTTTTCCCCAACACTCTCCCACGCTCTCTTCCTGTCTCCCTTTGCATATGTGTGCGTAAATATATGTGATACACCTGCTACATTGATACAGACCTATCAATATCAAGCACTTAGCCGTAGCACTTCCGTAGCACTGTTACACTTTTTCCGGCTAAAAACGCACAAATCGATAGCCTCGATCGGGCCATTTCTCGCCATCCCGATTTCGCGGCAAAGCTCTAAGCTGGCCGCCGAGCTCACGCAGGATGCTGCGCACTCGATTGACCGTGTCGCGGCTCTGCCGGTCGGCGGGGATCTCCAACGCCTTCAGCACCTCGTTGATGGTGACAAACACCGTCGATGAGCCAGGATCTTCAGGGAACGCCCGGGCCCGCTCCAGCAGGCTGCGGGCCTTTGGCATCCACACATCATCGACGGTGCGCTCGCGCTGTTCCTCGCGGGCTGCAGCCTCCTCGGCCTCGCTCAGCCACCAGTGCTCTTCCTGGCGCAGGCGATGCAGCGCCTCAGCAAAGAGCTGATCACGCCACTCCCTTGCCTTACTGAGATCGATCACCCCGCAGGCGATCGGCCAGAACCGCCGGTTGCCCGTCTCATCGACCAGATAGTTCACTGCGTTGGTGGTGCCGACGAACACGCATTGGCGCTTGTAGGTCACCTCGCCCTTGCCGTAGGGCGGCCGATACTTGTCGTCCTGGGCGCTCAAAAACCCCTTCAACGTCTCCACTTTCGAGGCCCTGAGCTGACCCATCTCGGACAGCTCGATCAGCGTCTTGCCGCGCAAGTGAATGCGGGCGTCCTTGGTCGCCAGATCGGCGGCCATTGAGTCCGAAAACCACCGCTCCTGATCGAACGCCAGGATCCTCAACAGCGACGATTTGCGCGTCCCCTGCGTGCCCTCAAGGATCACCGTCGTATCGACCTTGCAGCCGGGCCTGAGAATGCGCGCTGCCATCGAGATAAAGAAGCAGCGCGCTACCGCTTCAAAGTAGAGCGCGCGATTATGGATCTGCTCCTCGCTCATCCCCTCTTCAGCCACCTGGGCGCCGCAGACCTCGCGGAAGAACCTCGGAATGCGATCGATCTCGTCCCACGCCGGCAGCCGGTCGAGCGCCGCCTGCGCCGAGCTGTAGGGGTTTTCCTCGGCCGCCGCCTGGATGGCGTAGCCGACGCGCTGCCGCGAGACATCGCCTTTAGCGCCCGCGGCGTAGAGCCACTCGATCAGGTGGGTGACATCGGTATCGCTGAGATCATGCTCCTTGAACTTGCGCGGCTGCTTCACCGCCCACGGCCTGGGCACCGGCATGGTCATCTCGACATCGCCGCTGAAGGTGTTCAGCCGGAACATCTTGCCCATCCCGAGCTGGGGCTCGTCTTGCAAGATCTTGCCGACCTCCAGCTCGTTCGCCTTGAACCCACCCACCCGCTTCTTGATCGGCCGCAGCGGCACGACATTCTCGTCATCCTCGGGCACTGGCATAGTCACCCCGTTTTTCAGGCCACCTGACCACCGCGTCCCGACCGCTCTCTTGATAGCGGCGGCCAAGCATCATCCCCGCTGCCTGCCCGACGTTGCTCTCATCATTGTCAGCCCAGATTGTCAGCCGTCGCACTCGCCGGATGATCGGGAACCGTTCCATCGCCCCGGCCGAGCCGAGCGCCCAGATCGGCCCGCCACGCCACCTGCGCACGGCAAGCGCCGTCTCGATGCCCTCGCAGACGCTGAGCTCGGAGCCAACCTCATGCGGCGGGTCGAGCATCACCGCCGCCCGCTTGACCGGGCCGAGCATGAACTTGTTCTCATGCCCGCGGCCGCGAATGCGGTGGATCGCACATGGCTCGATGTCCTCGAACAGATCGACCTTGGGATTGACCAGATCATCGAGGCTGGTGAATGCGGCAATCAGGGCCGGCGCCCTCTTCCTGTCTGGGAACGGGCAACGCGGATGACATCGCAATCCCCTCGCGTTGCCCGCCACCAGCCCTCGGTCGGAAAGATACGCCTCCGCCCAGGTTCCGTGGATCGGGACACTTTCCCGCCATAAATCCAACGCCCGGCCACGCCGATGGCGCTCGGCCTCGCGCTCGTGCTCCTCGCGGGCCATTTGGCGCGCCAGGGCAAGCGTTTTGCTCGATGGCCGGGGATCATCGTCCGCCTTGACGTAGCCGCTCGCCTCGCAATGCGCGCAGTAGAACGACAGCATGCCTTGATCGACGCGCCACAGCCGCATCACCGGCAGTCTGCGGTGGTTGGGCTGGCGCTGCGCGCTGCATGCCGGGCACGGCACGTCACGGACCGCATAATCGCCCAGCAGCGGCGCCAGCTCGTCAAACGACAGCATCGCCCTACCTCAATAGGGCAATGTGGTTGACACTGTGAATGGGAGGGATATCTTGGTGCATAGTCATGACGGCTCCTACCGTTGTGGCTGGTTTCACGAGCACCTGTCCCGCTCGTGGCGTACCGCCGGGGTAGTCGTCCCCTCGTCAGCCCCGGCGGTTTTAGTCCGCAACGCACAACTCGGACCGGCTCTCAGTACCCTAGACAAGTCTTGAGCCGGTCCATTTTACCTATTCACGCTGATTTGTTAATCCCCTAACGGATCACATCCCGCGTCTGTGGATAGCGTGGGCGGTCGTGTTCAATGATCACAGGTTAATGGTTACAGATGGTTACGCGCTAATCAATGTGGATGCGGTTGCTGAGGATGTCCCAGCCGATAAGGATCTCGATCGCCTGTTGATAGGTGTCGGTCCACTCCGATAGGCCGCCAATCGCCCGCACAGCGTCAAGGAACGCGGTCTGCTCTGGGGTGGGCCGCTTCCCTCTCCGCTTCAGCTCCAGCGCGTGCAGCCGCGCCCGGGGCGGCGCAGCGAATAACAGATCGGACACACCAGGGCGCACTCCCATCCGCTTGAGCAGCGCCCCGGTCGAATCAGAGCGCAGTTCGCCATTGGCCGGATGAAACCAGATCACATCGGGCCGGATCGCCCAGCGGATGTGGTCGGCCACTGCGATGTGGAGCTCGCGCTCCAAGGCATCGGGCGGCTTGGCCGCCTTCGTGCGCTTGGTAAACAGATCGATTTGCCCGGGCTTCATGGCAGCAACTGCTCAATGTGGTCACCGAGCCAGATGATCGCGGTGACCACGACATACGCAGAGATGATCCCGCCGATGATGCTCCAGATCCACCAGGGCGGCTCAGGGATCATGCGACCAGCGGCACCTGCCGCAACAGCTCGATCACCTGATCGTAGGTTTCGGCCGGGGTGACTTGGCCTGAAACCAGCGCAATGACGCATTCATCGTCCTCGGTGACCCGCCGCACCTGAATGATGTGGTCGGCATTAATGCACCAGCGAATCGCCTTGCTGGTCGGGCTGGTGACCTCGATGAACCTCATGCCGCCTCCTTCCTGGCCAGCAAAAAGCTTGCGTCCAGGGCGTCGCGAGCAACAGCCCTCGCCCAGGTGACCTTGTGCCCCTCATAGGCGATCTTCAGCAGTGCCGTCTCCAGCACGTCGCGCTGCTTGGTCAGCAGCACGCATCGCTGCTCTGCCTCGTAGAGGCGTGCCTCGCACTGCGACAGCTCGTGAAGGAAGTCAGTCATGCTGCCTCCTCCGCCTTGGCGCCCGGGTGAGCCCGGTTGAAGGCGGCGAAGTCATGCAATTGCTTGGCGGTCACCCGGCCCTTGGTGAGCTGCTCGATTTTGAACGCGAGCTGCAACGAGGGGTAGATGATCGAGCCCTCACTCATCAGGTCGCTGATATAGCTCCGGTCTACTCCCACCTGCTTGGCGATTGAGGTCTGGGTAACGTCGCGCGGCTGCGTCTCCAGCCAGCGGCGAAACGGGTTTTTGTGCGTGCGCAATGCAAGCCTCCATTCATAAGGTTGGGTTCACAGAGCCCAAGGTAGGGTCTACCCTCCACTGGGTCAATCAACGGAGGCAGGCTCATGATCAATGATTACGACTACTGGGCGAACGCGCTCGCCGATCCCAAGGCGCTGCATGCGCGGGAGTTCAAGATCACGTCCGACCCACAGCCCGGCTTCTATCGGACCAAGGCCGGCAAGCCGGTGGCGATCTGGATCGAGGACGAAGAGCTGCTGATGAGCGTGGGTGGCGACGAGATGGCCAAGCACAACCACGATTGGATCTGGATGAACTGCGCCCTGCGGCCGGTCAGCGAAGAATGGTATTACGCCGTCATCAATGGCGGCACATGGCCCGACCTCGATCCCGGCGTGGCCGGCATCGGCGACAACGCTGCCGCCGCCATGGACGAGGCCGAGCAGATCGACGCGCTGCGCGATCAGGTCGCCACCTACCGCGAGATCGAGGATGACGAGACAGCCGCCCGGGCGGTCAGCCTGCGCGCCCGGCTGTTAGAGCTGCGCAAGATCGTCAACGACAAGCGCGAGGCGCTGAAGGCGCCGCACCTGAAAGCCGCCCGCGACATCGATGAAGCGTGGATGACCCCCGTCAAACGGGCAGCGGGGGCCGCTGAGGCGCTTCGGGCCCTCATCGAGGGCTGGGAGACGCGGAAGCGCAAGATCGCGTCAGAGGAGGCTGCCAGGCGGCAGGCAGAGGCCAAGGGCTACGAGGCAACCTTCGGCGAGCCCATGCCGGTGGTGCCCGAGCCTAAGAGCCAGATCCGCTCCGGCTACGGCAAGGCGGCGAGCGTCCGGGAGAAACGCGTCGTCACCGGGATCTCCGACCTGACCATGGCGCTGCAACGCTATGGCTATGCCGACGAGGTCGCCGAGGTGATGATCCGGCTCGCTCAGCAGGCGGTCGATCGCGGCCAGACCGACTTGCCCGGGTTCATCGTCGAGACGAAGGCGCTCGTACGCTAGCGTAAGGCGCCATCGCGTTGAGCCGCTGCCGCTCGTCTTCGATGTCTTGCATGACCTCGTCCCAGTACCACCACGCCCGCGCCTGCCGGGTAGCGCCGTCCTTGTGCGGCTTACGGATGGAGCCGCGCTTGATCATCTCCTTGAGATGCGGCCGGCTGCCGACAATGCCCATCTTCTTCAGATCGGCATAGGTAAGCTTGAGCGGGTTGGTGAAGTCATGGTCCATGGCGTCCTCGCACAACGAAATAGGCCCCTCAGATAACTATCAGAGGGGCCTATTCCATAGCCATGTATTGAGATGGCTATCCACAGATCAGGCGACGGCCTTTAGCGTCGGGCCGGCGGCCTTGGTGACCATGTCGGCCCACAGCTTCAGCGCATCGCGGATCTCCTCCTCGAATTCGTAATGGGTGTAGATGGCGGCGACCTTGCCCATGCCCTTGTCCTTGTGGTTGAGGATCGTCTCGCGGACCTCAAACGGCACCTTGGCGCGAGCGAGCTGCGAGACGATCGTGTGGCGCAGCGTGTGGTGCGACCAGTCGCTGACCCCTGACATCGCCCGCACCTCGTCGTTGAGGGCGGTGAGGTTGTTGAGCAGCCCGCCGCGCTCCGAGGGGAACACCCGGGTGCCCGGCTCGCCCTTGCCGACCTCGGCCAGGACGGCCTCCGGCAGGGTCAGCACGAGCGGCATGTCGGTCTTGTTCTCGGTCTGGGTCCAGACGCCCTTGACGATGTCGCCGTGCTTGAGGTCGGTGCCGTTGGCGAGCCGCTGGCCGGTCAGCATCAGGAAGCGGACCATGCGGCCGTAGTTGCGGCGAGCGACGCGGCCCCGGCCAGTGCCCGTGTGCTCCAGGCGCAGCGTCGCCTGCCAGACGGCGGCGAGCTCGTCCATGCTGAGCACGCGCTTGCGCGGCTCCTCCTTGGTGCGATCGCAGATCTTGGAGAAGTTCTCGGTCACCAGCTTCTTCTTCATCGACCACGTCCACAGCTTGGACGCATAGGCGGCGAAGCGGTTGGCGGCGACGAGGCAAGGCTCGCTGCCCGGCGTGCGAGGTTCGCGCATGCGGAGGAAGGCGTTGTCCATGTCGTCCGAGGTGAAGGCGGCCACGTCGAGCGCGAGGTAGGCAGCCAGCCCCCGGCGCAGCACCTTCATGCTCTTCGCGAAGGTCTTCAGGCCCTCGTGGCGGCGGGCCTGCTCGTACCTGTCGAGCAGGTCGGCAATGGTCATGCCGGCGGTCGGCTTGGCCGGCGTCGAGGTCAGCGGGATGTCATGGGCGAGGCGATAAGTGCGCTCTTCGGCGATCGCGCGGGCCTGCTTCAGCGACATCGCCGGATAGTGGCCGATCCGATCCGAGCCGGTGCGCGTCTTGATCCGCCACGTATGGCGGCCCTTCTTGCCGGCGACGATCACGAGGCTGTTGTGGTCGTCATACTTGATGTCGGGCGCCACGAACTTCTTCGAAGAGATGGCGGCTTCAGTGAGGTTGGTCATTTTGGTTCTCCAGATTGGGAAGGAAGGGAGGGGCCGCAGCCCCTCGGGTTAGCGCTTGAGCGGGATCTCGCGGAAGCTCACCGGGCGGCCGTACCAGCCGCTAGCGAAGGATTCGATGTCACGGAGTTCGCTGTTCTTGAAGCTCTCGACCTTGCGGCCGCGGGCGTAGAGGGTGACGCCGGCCTTGGTGAAAGCTTTCGAGAGGCGGATCGGGTGGGTAGTCTTGGTGGTCATTTTGGTTCTCCAGAAGTGGGTGAAAAGTGGGTGCAGTCAGTCCCTTCTATATGCACCCATACGCTTCCAATGTAAATGGCAATGGGTGAAAATAAGTGAAAAAAGATTAACAAATACAGCAGGTTGTATTGGGTGTAAGGGGCTGAGCTGAAATATGCCATCAGGTGATCGATGATCATCCGCAAAAAGCCCGGAAACGCTGGGTTCCCGGGCCCTAAATTTGGATTTGGGTGCAAAACTGGGTGCAACCGCGAGGCGAGCACCTATTTGATGGCGAAGGCCCGCTCGCGGAGGAGCTGGGCGCGCGCCTCCAAAACGATCGCCTCGGCGACCAGCACCTCGCGCTGCGCCTTCTTGAGCTCAGCCTCGGCCTGGACGATGTCGGCCCTGGCTGGGCTCGCCAGCAGCGGCGTCGCCGGCTTCTTCCTTTCACGGGGTCGCGAGCGGCCCTGCATATCGTAGCACTTGATGTGACTGACCGTTGCCGTCGAGACGCCGAACTGCTCGGCGATCGAGGCATGCGTGTGCCCCTCTCGGATTGCGTTCGCGATCCCTATGTTGCGTAGGCGGATCCGCTGCCGATCCTCGTCGGTCAGGCGGTTGCCCCAACGCTGCCCGGCGCCGTTGCCGTTGGTTGCGTTGAGCGTGCTGAAGACACTCATTGGCCCACCAACCTCCGCTCTTTCTGCTTGAACAGATCGAAGGCCCGCGCCCGCTTGTCCTGGCTGGCGCTGTTATCGGGATGCAGGCAGGCCAAGATCGTCTTGTAGTCGTCGGGCGGGAACACCGCCGACTGGCGCACGATCTGGGAGAGCTGCAGGTTCTCCTTGCGGAGCTGAGCGAGCTGCTGCCGGGCGGCGCTATCGGCACGATCGATCTCGCGCCGCACCTCCTCACCGACCTTCTGCTGAAAGGTTCGGTCCAACCTCTTCTTGTGCAGCGCGATCGCCTTCTCGATCGAGATCTTGCCCTTGGGCGTGAACTCGGCATTGGCGAGCTGCTGCTCTTCATTGAGCACAAGCTTGAGCTGCGCAGCCTTCTTCTTGGCCGGCGCCTTCGGCCTGACGGATCCGGGGTGCTGCTTCCGGTACCATTTCATCATGTCGCTTGGGCGCGTACGCGGACAGTCCTTGAAGATGTCTTCGGGACCATTCCCGAACACGACCCCGGCGATTTGCATGGCGCTCGACCGCTCGCGCGGATCGCTCCACGGATCCCCCTGGTCGAGGGCCGTATCGGTCACCCAGACCGCGAATGCCTTGTTGTTCGGGAAGGCGTTGCGGCCTTCAAGCAGGGCGGCGCCGAACTCGATCACCGCCTCGACGGCATGCTGTCGGCCCTTCAGATATTCTTCCTTGGCATGCATGGCCCGCTTCACCAGCCGTTCAGAGACGGACGGGAATGCGGCGACGTTGTCTTCAGACATGTCATCCTCCAGAAATAGAAAAAAGGGCCGGCGCGAAGCCAGCCCATTGGTTGATGCGAGCCTGGCTCACTCGGCCGCTTCCGGACGGTCGTCCTTGAGTGCCCGCCGCTGCTCGATGCGATTGAGGACGCCCTGCTTGCGGATGAGCTTCCACGGCATCCCGATGCGGGTGAAAGCGCGCTTGGTTGCCGGAGCGATCTCGGCGACGGTCGCCTTTGCCATCAGCGGATAACCGTTGGCATCGGCAAACCGCTTTATGTGGAACATGCAGCCGACCTCGTCATACTTGGCTGAGCCAAAGATCGACGGCCCCATGCCAGCCACCGACAGCACATACGGCTTGACCTCGTCGTAGTGCGGCTGGTTGCGGAGCAGGCTCTCGATCTCATCGATTAGCCTCCCCTGCGCCGCCTGCCTGAAGTCATTCACATCATCGACGATGCGGACCAGTTCCTTCTTCCGCGGTTCAAAATCGTCGCCGTCATCGAAGGGGTCATCGTGCCCGTTGCCGTTACCGTTGCCGTTGCCATTACCGTTCGTCATTGCTGCTTTCCTCCCTGCGTTTGATGGCGCGCGTGAGCGCCTCTGAAATTTCGCTGAGCCTGGCGGTCGCCAACACTGTGCAACCGTTCTCCATGGCCAGATCCCGAATGGCCACGATCAGAGCGAAGTAGTTGTATGCCGGACTGCCAAAATTGCCTGGGTACATTGGTTACTCCCTGTACTATCAACAGCCTTGCAGACCCAAGGCTGATCTGCCTTACAAACCCAAGACCCAAGGTAGACCCAGTTTCTTGACGAGCGCAAGCCCCATATGCAAAAATAACGAGGCAAATCTGACGAGGAGCACAACACTATGCCTACCCCAAAAAAGGCCGACATCAACATCGACATCATGCAGGCCAGGCTGCCGAAGGGCACCCTGAAGCGAATGGACAAGGTTCTAAAGGGCGGCGAGATCCGCTCGCACTTCCTGCGCAACGCCGTCGAGAACGAGCTGCGCCACCGCGAGGCCGCATTAAAGCGGCGCCGGCAGCGCGAGCCCGAGCCAATAGAGCAGCAGCTCACCGCCGCCGAATAACCCTCAGCTCACGAACGGAGACTATGAAATGAACGCACCACAAGGACAGCAGCTCAGCATCATCGACACCTATGCTGCCTCCCGGCACATGGAGCGTAAGGCGCTCGAAGCAGTGCTGTTTAAGACCATCATGCCCGACACTGCGACGATGGAGGATCTGGTCGCCTTCGTCCAACTCGCGCATAGGTTTGATCTCGACCCTTTTGCACGCGAGATCTACTGCATCAAGAGCAAAGGCCGGATTTTCCCGTACATCAGCGTCGATGGCTACGCGCGGGTGATCAATCGCCAGGAGCAATATGACGGCGTCGAGTTCACCTACGATCAGGATGAGAACGGCCGGATCGTCGCGGTGACGTGCAGCATGTGGCGCCGGGATCGCACCCGGCCGACCGTGGTCACCGAATTTCTGGACGAGTGCATCATGCCCGAAAGCACCGCGTGGCGGAAAAGCCCCGGCCGCATGCTTAGGCACCGGGCCTTCGTCCAGGCGGCCCGCCTCACCTTCGGCATAAGCGCAGCCCTGGACGAGGGCACGGACCTCGGCACCCCGATGTCCGCCGAGCCGGTCGATCTCACGCCAGCGGCCTCCGCTGAGCCGCCCAGGCCACGCCGGCAGCCGCCGAGCCCGAGCCGGGCCGCTTTCCCCACCGGATCTGACAAGGCGCCGCCGGCCGAACCGATCGAGCCGGAGGCTACCTTTGACCTCGATGGATTGATCGATGCCATGGAGGCGGCCAAGGACGCCGCCGAGCTGAAGGCAATTTACAACGACTACGGCCCCGACGACGAGCTGCAAGGCCAGCCCGAGCTGCTCGATCGGGCCCAGAACGCCTTCATCAGGATCAACAAGCGCCTCGCGGGGTGACGGTATGGCCGACGATGATCAGGGTGACCTGTTCGATGACGACCGCCCGCCATTCGTGCATGGCTCGACCACCAGCGAGCAGGCAGCCGAGGAGATCGGCGAGGTCACCGGCCACCTCCGGCTCATGGTGTTCGATCTGCTCTGCGAATATGTGCGCGGCCTGACCGATCATCAGATGCAGGAGATCCTGGGGATGAACCCCAGCACTCAGCGCCCGCGCCGCATCGAGCTGGTTAGGCAGGGCTGGGTGATCGACAGCGGCGACCGCCGCCAGACGCCGAGCGGCCGGCAGGCGGTGGTGTGGAAACTACGGCCGCCGGATTAGCCGGTCCCCTCTTCCTCCTGGGCGTCGCCCTCGGTGTTGACGTTGGCGGCGCCGCCGCGCTCGCGCCGAGCGAGCTTCTCGGCCACCGCGGCCCGGATAAAGTCGGCTTTGCCTTCTCTACCTCGGAGTGCACGCTCGATCCGTTGCAACGTCCCCTCGGGAAATCTTGCTGTCAGATTTTCATGATTTCGGCGTTCGCGTGCCATCAGAACCTCTCTGGTGATCCTGGGGAACTTGCACCACGCGCCGATTAGCATCAACCCCATAAAGGATCACGGTTGCCTTTGTGGCTCACATCCACTATATGAGAGCGGCCTTGAGGGGTTTCACGCCCTACTCCCTCTCAGGCAGCCCCCGGCTGATCATCTCACAGTCCCGGCCGGGGGCACCCCCAAGGGCTCTGGAGAACAAACGTGCCGTTCCTTCTCATCGTCTTCTGCGGCATGGCCGCAACCCTGCTCGGCTCCCTACCGGCCGCCGCGCAGACTGCGCCCTGGCTGACACCGGAAGCGCAGCGCAAGCAGATCCTCGCCGAGATCGCAGATGTCAAACTGTGCATTGAGTGGGCCGGGCTGATGCAGGCGAACGAATACGCCAACATGAATAACCCAGTCGTCCGTGATTGCATGATCCGCCTCGGCCACGAGGCGGTGAAGCCATGATCACCTGGACGATTTTTGCCGACGAGGCTGCCCGGGTTTACGGTCCCGGCACCACGGCCGGCGACCTCTTGGGCTTCCTGCCCGAGATCCTGCGGCCGGAAGATCCGCGGCCGGTCAAAGAGCAGCTCGCCGATCGCTACGCCCACGGCGGCGGCTGGTCCCCGTTCGGCAAGGACCAGTGGACGCTGAGCAAGGACATGGTTCTGAAGTACCCGGGTGATCCGGCGTTGAAGCCGATCGCCGCGCTCCGGCTGCCGCTCTCCGACGAGCTCGTGATCCTCTACCCCCACCAGATGGCGGCGATCATCCAGGCCGATCAGAGTTTCGAAGTAGCACGGCTCGACTAGCGGGGTTGAGCGCGCCGGCAGGGAGGAGCGCCAGCGCGCTCGGGCCTCGGGGGACGCAACAAACCCCGGGGCCCTTCTCAACTCCCCTGCTCGATCCTCAGCGAGTATTGCCCCTTCTTCTTCTTGCCACCCTTCTGATAGCTCCGCGGCTCGTAGGGCTTTGTCTCGGTGCCGGCTGCGCGCGCCAAGGGCGGGGCCGGTGCGGGAGCTGGCGCTGGCGCAGGAGCAGGCGCCGCTGTGGCAGCCGCAGCCGGTGGAGGGGCAGCGGCTGCCATGGCTGGCGCCCCGGCCGGCGTCGGGACGCGTGTCGCCCGGGCCTCATCCTGACCTAGAGCGCCGGGGTTCAGCAGATACTCGGGGATCGGCGGCGGCTGAGCCGGCGGGTTCAACAGCTCCGGTGGGATTGGCGGGGGCTGGTTCAGCGCCGGGTTGAGCAATTCCGGCGGGATCGGTGGCGGCTGCTGCGCTCCGCCGCCGGCAGCGGCCAGGATCTGCGCCAGGATATCGCGGCCATTGCCGCCCGAGGTCGTGTAATTGGCGGCATCGGCATGCGGCGAGCCGCCAGGGACGCCATAGGCACGCCCCGCTGAACTCAGGACATTGGGGTTCGGCATCGGTCTATTTCCTTTTGATCTTGGCTTCTACTGCCTCGCACGTCTCAACGATGGAGACATAGCTGCCGTCAGCGAGCCGGATGACGCAGTTGATCCCCTCGACAATCGCCTTGTTGCCCGCCGCGCGCGGGTGAACCAGTTGAACGATTTGCGCCGGATTGACTTGCACGATGCGGCCGTCGAGCATCGAGACGCTGATCAATTCAATCATCGCGACGGCGAGCAGGGTCATGCCGCCTCCAGTGTCTCGATGCGCGCCATAGCTTCCTGCAAAGCAGAGACGACCGCGGCGAGCACTGTCCACGGGTCGGGCGTCTGGATCGCATCTTCGGCGTCCTTCTCGCAGCTCGCCGCGCTCGGGACGAGCACCTCTTGCAGCTCGTGCGCCAAGAACCCCCAGCGCTCGATGTCGTCGGCTACGAACAGCGGGCCGGGGATCTGCTCGGCATCCTTCGCTTTGGCTTCGGCGATGCCGCGCAGATGCGACGGCGGTGAGAACTCGGCCTGGGTATAGCTGATCGGCCGCAACGCTTTGACCGTCTCCCACTTGCTGGGAAGGTCAACGACATCCTTCTTGATGCGATAGTCGCTGGTGTAGGCAAACGTGCCCATGTAGGTAAAATCGACGTAGAGCCCGGCGACGGAACCGTTATGATTGATGTTGAAGTTGCTTGCGCCAAGTCCTCCCGACTGGCCGGCCTTGATGTAATAGCCGGTCGAGGAGCCGATGTTGTTGGTAGTTATAAACGCTCCAGCGCTGGTGACATAGGCTTGGCCCGCTGCGCTGCCTGGACCTTGCGGACGGAAATAGATAACCCCGGTGGCACCAGTGGCGGACACAATACACGTAACACTCGGAGCCGTGAAAACCCCATTGCCCGACGAAAAGCCGCCGGCCGTCGAACTAAAGGCGACCCCCGTCACTTGACCATCTGACCCAACGGTCATTTGGTTCGTCACGCTGCCGACGCCTTGCGGGCGAAGCCCGATGGTGCCGACGCCTGCCGTGGCAAGGATCACCGTCCCGGTTGTCGAAATAAAGTTTTGAACGGCATAAACGTTGGAACTGGAAAGCAGCTCGGGGGCAGTAAGACGCCCGGCAGCGTTGATCTGCACTTCGCTGGCGCTGGCCGCCGCGCGCAGGTGCAGCACCCTGGTTGGATCAGCGTAGATCAGCGCCCGCTCGACACCCGTTTCGTCATTGAAGTAAAGGGCATTGTTGCCGACCGAACTGGTCTGAATTTGCCCGTTTTCGAGAACCCTAAACACGTCATTGCCGGTGCCGCCCACCGCGTCATTGATAACGAAGCGATTGCCGGGGGAGGTCTTGAACCCGGCGAACATGTCGGCGGGCGTGTCGCGGATCGAGGCCGGAAATTGCCACGCGGTGGCGTAGTCGGTGCCGCTGGTCTTGGCCAAAACTTGGCTGGTTGTGCCGCCGGCCGGGACGCCAACGCCGGCCGCTCCTTGGCTGCCGGTCGCTCCAGTCGGCCCCTGAATGCCCTGCGGGCCCTGGGGGCCGGTCGGACCGGGCACGGTCGAGGCCGCGCCGGTTGCGCCGGTTGCGCCGGTTGCTCCGGTATCGCCCTTCACCCCCTGGCTGCCGGTCGCGCCCGTGTCGCCCTTCACACCCTGGGGGCCGGGCACGCCCTGAACGCCTTGGATGCCCTGGTCGCCCTTGATCAGGCCGGCGTCTATCCAGGCCGAGCCATCGTAGACATAAAGGTGGCCGTCCGCATCGACCGTGTAGCCGTCGCCGGCCACGGCGCCGATCGGCAGGTCGCCAACGGTCGGAACATGGCCGCGCATCACGGTCCCAGGTCCAGGTATCCCCTGGATGCCCTGGGGTCCGCGAATGTTAGTTTCGGCCGTCCAGACCATCAGAACGAACCCCTGACCCAGGTCGTGCCCGACCAGCGATAGACGGTGCCATCATCCTGAAGGAACATGTCCCCCTCGACTTGGCCGGGCACGGTGGGCGCCGCGGCGCCGGTCGTCCAAGTGCCGCCGCGAATGCCCTGCTCGCCTTGCGGTCCGGTGACACCGATTGGCCCGGGAGGCCCGGCAACGACCGGCAAGGTGAGCGGCCCGTAAGGCCCCTCATATTGGTAAGCGCCGCCTGACACAGCGACCTCGCCCTTGGCCAGCAGGCCGGTCGGTGAGCCGGCGGCATCGCGCGAATACATCTCCACCAGATAGCCGTTGAGATCGTTGATGACGCCGCCCTCGATATCGACGGTGCCGTAGCCGCCCGCGGGATAACCCGACATGTCGAGGTCATAGCCGAGCACGCCGCCGCGACTGCGCGGCCGTAGCACGAGCTGCGGGTTGGTGTCGGTCATGTCGGCGCGGCCGCCGGTCAGGTTGTGGAAGAAAAACTGCTCGCGGACGTGGACGCCCCTTGGCAACCGCCAGCCAATGCGCGCCGGCTCACTGGGGTTGAGGTCGATAATCATCGGCGGCCTCCTTGTCGTGGCCGTTCGCCCTGGCCTGCTGCTCGGCCTTGAGGTTGGCGATCTCCGCGCGGAGCATGGCGATCTGCATCAGCAGATCTCCGATCATGGCGCGCAGTTCTTGGTCGGGGGTGGTTTGCGGGGTCATGCTGCCTCCAAGGTTTTGATGCGGGCATCGAGCTCGTGGATCGCATTGACGAGCGCGTAGGTGAGGTTTGAGACATCGACGGTGCGCAGATCCGACACCGGGTTGCCGTCGATATAGCCTTCGATCTGTCGGACCATGCCGGGCATGGTTGTCTCGACATCTTGGGCCACAAAGCCGACCAGAGAGGTGCCGTCGATGGCCGGCTGGCGATTGGGCGAGTTGTCATAGGGCACTGAGCCCTCGGCCGGCTCCAGCGTGTCGTTGCCCTTGAGCGTGTAGCGCACCGGATTGAGCGCCAGCACTTGCGCGAGGCCGTGATCATAGGGGCCGGTCACGTTCTTGATGCGGGCGTCGGAGGATGATGCCCAGGTGCCGCCGCCGACTTTGGTGGCGGTGTTGCCGGTGATCTGGATGTTGCCGTTGTTGTGGCTCTCAAACACATGGTTGGTGTAGTGCTGGAGGATCAGTTTGCTGCCGGCATCGACCGAGATCAGACGGCCCTGCACGGCGCCGCCACCGTAGGTGTAGAAGGACAGATAGCCGTCGCTGCCGCTATCGGCGATGATCCGCACGTCGGACCCGTTGGCTTGGACGATGCCGGCGGCATAGAGGCCCGAATACGCATTAAAATTGCCGGCGGTATCGACAAAACACTGGCCCGTCGCATTGAGCGGGCCATTGGGCCTGAGAAACACGGCCTGCCCCTGCGCTGCCAGCACCACCGCTGTCGAGGCCGTTACCGAGGAAAAATAGCCGGCGCTCGAATAGACATAGCCGGCGGCGATGAAATTGCCGCTGCTGTCGAGGTAGGCTTGGCCGGTGGCGTTGGCGAAGCCGTTCGGTCGCAAGTAGATGACGCCGGCCCCGGTGGTGGCGAGGATGGCGTTTGCCGTGGCCGAAATGAAACCGCTGCCGCTGGCGACAAAGTTGCCACCGCTGGTGATGGAACCCTGCACAGTCAGGGTCTTGTCGGCGAAGAACTGCGCGCAGACCCCCATCGCCGCCGTGCCGCCGGTTGCGCCTCCGGTATAGATATGGATGCTATTGCGGTCGGCCGCGACGCCATAGCCATTGCCACGCATAGCGATAATCGGCGCCTTGATCGCGTCTCCTTGCGGCAGGGTGGCACCCGCGTAGAGCGTCAGTCCGCCGCCGGTCGAGCCGTTGACGCAGCCGATTTGGCCGACATCGAGATTGCCGCCCTCATCGAGCCGCATCACCGTCGAGCCGGTGCCGCTGGCGTTGTTGTTCCAAACCCATCTGTGGTTCATCGCGCCGTCGATGCCGGGCGGGGAAGTCGCCTTCCTGACGCCAAAGAACAGATCCGCCTGGGCGAACGAGATACCAAGCGGCAAGCCGGCGGTCGGGTCGCTCTCGGTGCCGGTGAATGTCAGCTTGCCCTGGCCGTCGTTGCCGGCGATCGTGAGCGGCTGCTTGGTCAGGGTGTAGAGCGTCACCGCGTCCTGATCGGCGACCGGGTTGCCGAGATTGATGATCCGCTTGCCGTTCATCGGGATGTTGGCGGTGATGACCGATTGCCCGTCACGGCAGATGACGTTCGATAGCCCGCCCGCAAAATTATCATCTTCAAGGTCATGACGATCTGCTCTAATCTTAATTCCAGCAACTGCGTCGCTGACCCAGTTCATCGACCTAGTAAAGACGCCAGATCCATTGTACGGCATGGTATTATTCCCCTTCTACAGTTGCGTAATACCAACCATATCCGCCAGCGGACTTTCTTTGGCCTCTACAACACTTAACGATCCCAGCATAATCCACGCCAACGTCATGCGCTGCATCGATAGCAGTGGCGTAGCGTTTTCCGTCTGAGCGCACGATCGCCTTCACCTTGCGGCTGTTTCGGATCTGCTCTTGATGTGTTGCCCAGCGACAATTGCCGGGTTCATAACCTCGCGAGTTGTCGATGCGATCGATGGACTTCCCTGGAGGACGCTCGCCCATATCGACAAGGAAGTTGGCGAAGGTCAGCCATCGCTCGCAAACGGTGATGCCTTGGCCGCCATATTGCCAGTAGCTGCCATGGCTCTGCCGCATACATCGCGAGATCATGTTGTCCCACGACTTGTAGGTCGGGGACTGCCCGTCAGCGCCATTGTGGCCGTGACGGTGCTTGCCGTTTCGAATACCCCTGGGGGCGCCCATGTTGACCTCCGTGAAAGGTTGGCGTCGGGAAGTGGCAGGCAGAGCGTTGGCGCGCTCTCCTGCTGCGATCATATCAATGCCGGCCGTGGCATACATCTCAGTTCTCCCTCTTCTCAGCCGGCTCGTGCCCTGCCGGTCACTCGTCATATCCCTGCTCGCGCAGCTCTGCCGCTTGGCTCTCGGTGATCAGCCCGGCGGCCAGTGCGGCAGCGATGCCGTTCTTCTTCACGATGGAGATCAGCTTGTCGTCAAAGACCACGTAGTTGCGAGTGCCGCCCTTTTCAGCCTGAGCAAGCTTAGCCGTTAGATCGGCCACCTGTTGCTGAGCGTAGGGATCATTCGGCGTCTTCTTGAGCGCCGCCTGCCACATGCTTAGAGAGCCGCGAATTTCATTGGTATCGACGTTGGCGCGCGATCCCTGGTCGAGGTATTTGATGCCGGGGATACCTCGCGATTGAAGAGAGCCTGAAACCTCGGGGCTCCCGGGAGCCCCGGCGCTCAAATGCGTTACACCTGCATCACCCGTTGCCAGTCCTTGGTAGTAAAGCGAACCGGGCAATTCTTCCGGCCGCATGCTCACATTGGGAGGAGGGATGCCAAGCGCACCCCAAGCATCCCCTGTAGCACTATCCATACGCGCCTCAAGCGCCTTGTATTCCGGCATCGTATGGGCTGGAACGCCGCGCTCACGGGCGAGTTTGAAAAGAGCCGTTGTCTCTTCAGGAGACGGCTTCTGCGGCAGCTTATCCATACCGATACCGCGCTTAACGTGTTCGCTCTGCTCGCTCAGCGGCTTATCCCAATCGAGGAAGTGCTCGGGATCGGCGTTGATGTCGACCTCGTAGAGGTGGCCAGAGTTGTTTTTACTGCGAACGAAATCGGCAGGATCTAGCTTCGCTACCTCGGCGGCTATACGCCGCCCGCGCTCAGTTCCAGACCGCCCCCACTCGCCTGACTCCGTGATTATGGCCCCGCGAGGATCTTCCCCACCTTGCACCCTGCTCGCGACGGCATGCTTGGCGAGTTCCGCATAGTCGTCATCGGCATGACCTGCAACGAGCGGTTCTCCCTTGTACGTTACAGTCGCATCCCAGCCTTTATCACTGAGCGTATCGCGATAATCCTTCGCCACCTTCTCATTCTCAGCAAAGTACAGCCCGTGGCCGTAAGCTTGCGCGCCCTCGCCGGTGCCGATCTTGGAGAGGTCAAACTTGTCGAAATCGTGCGGGCTGCCGTGATAGGCCCTGATCCTGGCCAGCGTGTCGCGACCGGCCTCCACCGCTTCCTTAGCGGCATGCTTCTCGGCCCCGCCGCCCGGCATCAGCCCGAGCGCCGCCGCCCCCATGCTGAGCCAGTCCCCCCGCTGCCGAGCTGCGCCGACATCCTCGGCCGCCAGCGCCTGACCGACGACCGGGGCATTCTCGACCGGGGTCATCAGATCCTTGGCCAGCGTGCCTTGCTTGACGCCCATCTGCGGAATGTCGGGATAGCTCTGCATCGAGGCCGGCAGATAGCTGGTGGCGTTTTGAAGATATCCCGCCAGCCGATCGCGCAGCGACATCGCCGGCTGGGCGATGCGGGGATCAGTGCTGGATTGGATCGAGGCCATTAGGGGTTGTCATCCACTACGTTAACCACTATATACCGGGCTCCCAAACCCTCTGGAGCACTGCCGTGTCTGAACTGTTCACCGTCCCCAACCTCATTGCCGTCCTTGGCATCTACGTCCTGTTGATCATGCTCGAAGTGGGCGCCAAGCGTCGCCGCTAACGCTTTTCCTTCCTGTCCGAGACATCGGTCTGGCGTGCCAGCAGCGCCGCCAGCACCGGGCTCTTGACGCCGCCCCCAAGCTGCTCCCTGGTCGCCAGAATCTTTCCCAGCTCCATGACCTTGTCGGGGTCGTTCATCTTCAGCACCCGCGCCGCCTGATCGGAGAGCGCCGGATCGGCGATCTCGCCGCCGGCCAGCTTTTCCACGATGAAGCGTTTCACATTGTTGAGCGCCGCTGCCGTCGTGACGGCGCCGCCGCTGCCGCTTAGGACATCGATGGCCGCGGCTCCCGCCACCTCTGGCACCGCGTCAGAGATCGCCTGACCGGCGCTGCGCGTGCCCTTCTTGTCGCGCATTGCGGTCGCTGATGCGGTCTTGGAGCCGTGGACGATTTCCCGGGTGTTCTCGCGGAGCTGCTTGGCGTTCTCAAGCGCATCCATCATCCCCTGGACTTTTTCTTCGCCATAGATCCCGGCCAGCTTCTGGTGGTTCCACTTGCCGTCGCCTTTGACGAGATCCTTCAGCTTGACCAAGTTGTTGGCGTTGATGCCGAGCTGCCGCCACGTCTCGACGTTGACGCCATCCATCAGCGCCTGCTGCTCGCCGGGCGTCATCTTGTCAAAGTTCTGCTTGAACTCGACCTCGGTGATGCCGCCCTCGTGCGCCGGCTTGTTCTGGTAGACCTTCTGTCCCTCAACGAAGGCTTCCCCCTCCTTCTTCACCTGCTCGATGCCGGCATCGGCCGCGCGCAGCGACGGATTGGCCGGCTCAATCGCCTTGTTGGTCCTGGCGTAGAGTTCCTTGAGCGCGCCCAGCTCGGTGTCGTTGATATCGCGGATCTGGCCCTTGGCGTCCCAGATCATACCCTTGATCGCCTGACGGACCTTGAGCGCCTGGGCCGAGGTCGTCTCCAGCCCGCCGCCCCTGGCCTCCGGTGCGTCGAGCAGCTTGCGCACGGTCTGGAGCTTACTGATCAGGCCGGGGTCTTTCTCATTGGCGATCCGCGCGTCGATCTCGTGCGCCATGCCCTGGAGATCGACATCCTGAACCTGATTGACGTGCGAGGCCGACTGCTGGCGGGTGGCCTCATCGAGCTTCTCCTGAAGCGCCTGCTCAACCACGCTCGGCTGCTTGCGCGGCCCGACCACCCCCTCTGCTTTTGTCTCCAAGCCCTCGTTGATCTTGGGGTCGCGCGCCCTCAGCGGCTCCTCGATGATCGCCCGGCCAGGGCCGCCTTGCGCGTGGATATTCTGCGCCTGCTGTACGGTATTGGTGCCGGTGTCCAAGAGCATCGCATCAACGCCCGGCAGGCCCATCTCGCGCATCTTGGCGGCGGCCTGCTCGGCCGACATGTGCTGCGCCGTGAGATTGTCGAACACCGACTTGATCGCCGCGGGGCCGGCATCGACAATCGCCTTGACCTCGCGGTCTAGCCTCATCTTGACGCCCTGCTCGATCCCACCGCTGGAGAGGAAGCCGGCGACAATCCGCACCGCATTCTCGACCGCTGGCGAGGCGCCGGCCGCATGCGCAGCCTCTCCAGCTCCCTCGGTGACCGTCGCAGGCACCGCCACCTTGGTGGCGGCCGTGCCGAGGCTTTTGACGACGCCCGGCGTTGCCTCGACAAGGCGGGGGGCGGTCTTCGTGATGATCTTGCCGGGGAGCTTCGACAGCGCCGTCTCAGGGGCAGCGATCATCGGGATGAACTCGCCGGCCGTCTGGAACCGCCGCTCGGCGGTGTTCTGCGCCTCGTGGCGGGTGAAGTCCTTCACCGCCGCCGCCTGCTCCTCGGGCAGCACCTTGTTCACCGCCGCATCGGTGTAGCTCTTGACGGCCTCGGTGTTCATCGAGCTAAGCGCGGGGCCACCCGACAGATATTCCGTGGCCGACTGGATGGTTTGGTCGTCGGCACCCATCATCTTCATGAGCTTGATGACCAGCGGGATTTCGGCCTCGGTCAGGTCGGCGCCGGCCCCGGCGAGGCTTTCGCCGGCATTGCGCAGGCCGGTGGAGAGCGCCTTGAACGGGTGGACCTCCTGCTGCCGCCTCGCCATCTCGGCCAGGGCTTGGTCCTGGGGGGAGCGCGTCGAATGCAGCAGCTCTTCCGGTATCGGCGGCGGCTGCTGATCGGTGCCCGCTGCCGGGGCCGCTGGTGCGGTCGGAGCCGCGGCGGGCGTCCCAGTCCCGCCGGCAGCCTGCCGCCTCGCCAGCTCCGCCTGTGCCTGTTCTAGGAGGGTTGGGGGCATCAGCTTCCTCCCGCGCTGTTAGGGTGAGCCGCGATCCAGGCTTTCAGCTCTTCATTGCTCATCTGGTCGAAAGGCTTCGGCGGCTTCTCGCCCTCCTGCTGGCGCCCCGTCCATGGCTGGACCGTGCCGAGGTTCGGCACGATGTCGTCAGGGTTGAAGCCGTTGCGGGCGGCGCTCTCGCGCATGCCCTTGGCGAATTGCTCGTAGGCGCTGAGCGTGCCGCTCGCCTTCTCGTGCGCCAGCGACATGATTTGTATGCGGGTGTCGTCGCCGATCTCCTGGCCACCGTTGATGCCGTTGATCTTGCCGAGCAGCCAGTCGGGCAGGTTCTGGGCGTTGCGGACCATGATCTGCTCGCCCTCCTTCACCACCGAGCCCGGGTCGAGCATGGTCGCCATGCCGTAGACCAAGGCGAGATCGGAGATCTTGCCGGGCTTGCCGTTCGGCCCGGTGTTGTCGTTGGCGGCCGCGAGCATGGTGTTGTAGGTCGGCACCACCTTGCGAGCGTTGACGTAGGTTTCGTCGGAAAGCACCTGCCCCCGCCACGTCGAGATGTCGGTCGGCTTGACGCTGCCCTCGCCTGGACTTCCGCCGCCGACCTTCTTCTCGTCGCCGTTCTGGTTGCGGAACCACTGGCCGTTCTCACCGGGCGGCGTCGGGATCGGCGTCCACTGCTCGACCTTGGCTTTCTGCTGCTCCAGTGCCCACAGCTTCAGGAACATGTCGGGATCGTATTGGCTCAGCGCGGCCTTGCCCTCGGGCGTCAGCTCGCCATTGGGCCCCAGCGAGGACAGCGCGTTGCCTACAGCCTGCTGGCCGGTCGAGACATCCCGCTCGGCCTTGCCCTGCTGATAGCCCTCCAGGCCCTTCTGTAGGGCGTAGAAGACCCCCTCCATCGGCGTGCCCATGGTCGCCGGCATCGCCGCCTTATTCCCGGCGAGCTCCTTCTGCCGCAGCATCAGCGCGTCCAAGGTCATGCCGCCGCCAGGCTGGGCCGCCGGATCGTCGGCCGAGGTCTTGATGACGCGCGGCCCGCGCGGGGTCACCGCGCGCTTGCCGGCCCAGGGATCTTCGGGAAATGTACCCATCAGAGCGTCAACTTTCCTGAATTGAGCTGCGCCAGGAGCTGGGCGAGCTGCTGCCGGCGGGCGGGATCCTGGCTGCCGATCGCGGCCACCGGGGCGACCGGCTTATCGGCGGTGATCGCCGCGACGGGCGGCGGCTGCATGGCCACCTGGGGCCGCGGCGCATCTGGGGCGGCGGCAACGTCCTGAATATTTTCGGCGAACCTTTGCAGGAAGTTTTTCGGCCGCTCCTTCGCGGTCTGCGGCAGCGCGAACTGATTGCCTGTAGCGGCGGCAACGGTAGCTCCGGCGCCGCTGGTATCGATCGCAGGCGCAACGCCACCCGGGCCAAGGTGGCCGGAATAGACATCGTAAAAGGTCTTGTTGCCGTAGCCTTTGCTCTGCTCCTTGCCGCCGGGGAGGCTGGTCCACGTCTGGTTGAGCACTTGGCTGGCGGCATTGATGCGGGCGGGGTCGCCGGATTGCAGCGCCTCGACCAGATCGCCGCCGGACTTCTGCTTGTAGATGTCCCGGGCATACTGCCACGCAGCCGCATCCTGATTGGCTTGGCTGAAGTCTTTGTAGCCGTACTTGCCTTGCAGCTCGTCCCAGGTCGAGCCCTTGAACTGGTAGCGGCCGGCGACATCCGAGGTGATGCCGCCTGCGGTCTGCGGCGTGTGCGGGTGGCGGGAGAAGTCGGTAAACTTGTTGCCGCCATACATGATGTCGTAGGCGCCGCCGCTCTCCGGCCCGGCGATCGTGTCCAGAAATGCCTTCTGGATCTGCTCGGGGGTCCAGCCCGCCTGGGGCCCCTGCTGCGGCGCCTTGCCTGCATCCGCAAGCTGAAGGTGCCAGGGTTCATAATCCATGGGGCGGACGAGGCCATATTTGCCGAGATTGGCGCCGACCCAGTCCTTGGTCGCCTGACTGACTTGGCCGCCGCCCTTCAGCCCAAAGCCGAACAGATCGACTGCCTCGCCAGAATTGTGCCTGGACTTGCCCGGCGCCGCGACCGTGCGGCCGGTCTTGTCGGACTTGTCCCACAGCGCCTGCTGGACCTCCTTCGAACGGTAGGCCGAGTTGAGCCCCAGCTCGCGCTGCACCTCCGGCGGCGCTTCCGCATAGAGCCTCTCAAGCGCAGCGGCGAGCCGCGGGTTGAGCCCGCTGATCGCATCAGGCCGGGTCGCACCGCCGTAGAGGGAGTACTGAAGCGCCATTCAGGCTACCTCCGCATCGGCATGCCGCCGGTATAGCTGGCGCCGCCACCCATGCCGGCATAGGTGCCCTGGGCGCCGTATCCCCTGCTCATTGCGCGCGCCATCGTCTCCGCCTGTATTTTCGCCGCAAGCGAACTTTGCGCCTGCTGCGGCTGCCCCATCATCGCCGCCAGTTCATCGCGCCCCCAGGATGTTTGTGTCGGCTGCTGTGTCGCGCCGGGCTGCTGCACGGCTGCCGCCGCTTGCTGGCTGCCGTCAGACCTTGGTGTGCTGCCCATCAGGCCCTCCTTAGAAGCATTGCGTAATCGACCGCATCGAAGCCGTCAGCGCCGACATGCACCGCATCGGGGTGCAGCTCGCGGACCTCATCGGCCATGACGCCGGTCTGTAGCCCAGGCCGGTCGATGTAACGGAAAGCGTAGAGCGGGGCGCCGGCCAGCTCGTGACCGAGCGGAACGATGTCTTCCTTCAACCGCCGATCGGACCGCCCTGCCCAGGCACCAAGCCCCGCGCCCGCGAGGCCGAACAAGCCCTTGTTGAACGCGCTCGCCTCGGCAGATTTGGTTTGATAGTTCTGCGACACATACTGCCCGGGCGAGGCGGCGCCGATGCCTTGCCGCGAGAAGCTCGAAAATTGGGGCATATTGACTTGGCTTCCGCCCATCAACGCCATGATCTCGTTGATGGGCTGATTGCGGAGCCAGCCGGCTTCCTGGGCCTGCGCCTGCCTAAGCGTGTTGGCTTGATTGGCCCAATCGGCGCCGAGCTCATAGCGCATCCGCGCCGCGTCATTATAAGCGCCCTGGGCGTTGCGGCTCTCAGCGCCGGAGGCCAGATATCCCTGGCGCGCGGCCTCGCCCATGGCGTCCTCGCGGCCCTGCTGGAAGCTGCCGTAACCCTGCGAGCCGGGGTTCAGCCCGCGCAGCGCGAGCTGCGTGTCCTGCGCCTTAAACTGCGGATCGGCCTGCCGGTGGTAGCTCTCCCCCATCGCCCGCTCGATCGCGGCGCGGTCGGTCGGGCCCTGGTCCTGGCGGACCTCGCCGGGTGCCGCCGCCATCTGCCACGCCTGCCATTTCGACGGGTCGATGCGCTCGGAGAGATAGGCGTCGAGCTTGCCCGACTGATTGGCTGCGGTGGCGCCGAGATTGTAGCGGGTGGCGCTATCCTGCTCGGCGATCCGCTGCTCGGCCGGCGACAGCGTCGTGGTCTTGTTGTAGCGCGGCGTGTACTGCCACTTGCCGTCCGCGCCTTGCGTCTTCTCCCACCCGGCAATCGAATAGTTCTGACTGCCGTAATAGTTCGACTCATTCGGATTGTTTATAATCGCAGACTGCTGGGCAGCGGTTGACTGCGCCTTCTGGTCGGCACTCGCCTGCTTATAGGGGTCAGGGCTTTTCGGGCTGCTAGCCATCGAGAGATGCTCCGGTGGCCTCAAGCCTATCGACAGGCTTGAGGAAGGCGGTGAGAGGCAGGTAGCGGCAATCCTCGCGCAGCATGCCGTAGATCAGCGCATCGCGGCGGCCCTCGACCATGAGGCGGCCATAGCCTTCGTAGCGAAAGCCGAGCGCCACAGCGTTCTTGATCGCCCGCTCATTGCCGGGCTCGATCAGCGCGGAGACGCGGACAGCCTGGCTAAAAACTGCCGTGAACAGCGCCTGAAGCAGCCGCCTTGTGACGCAGCGCGGATCGGTGACCGCCGCGGTGTAGTGCCAGTCGAACCAGTGATAGGGCTCGAAGCAGCACACCCCGACGATCTCGTCCGCATTGCGGCCGGTGGCGCACAGCCAGCGCGAGGTGTCGTGGCGCATGAAATCGACGCCCGTCTCGGCCGAGAGGAAGGCGAGCGCCTCAAGCGACAGCGGAGCTTCGAAGGAGATCTTGATCATACAGCCGCCCCCGCTTCGAAGAGCACGTCGATCGCCGCGAGCGAAAAGGTACAGTCCTTGATGGTGATCCTAAGCCGGGGCGCGCCGACATGGCCGCCGCCGCTGACGCCCTGCCACTCGCCGATCGACTGCGACCGCGACACCCAGTAATCGACATCCCAGGTGGCCACATCCCAGGCGGCGCCGAGGTCGTTGAGGGAGATGTCGGGCCAGTTCTGCGGCGGGGTCAGATCATAGTCGCAGCGGATCTCGACCAACGGGCGCGGCGTGCCATCAGTGATGACGTAGGGCAGCACCATCCTGAAGCTTTTATAGGCCGGCGTCTTGAACAGGCTCCAGGCGAATTGCACGTCGGCGGTGATCGGCTCGCCGGCATCGTTCAGATAGTCCTTGTTGACCTCGTAAAGCTTGCCGGTGTCGGTGCCGTAGAGC